TATCACGTCGCGCATACTGTGCGCATCATTTAAATCCATGTCAATCAAGTGAAATCGCGGCTCATTTTCTAGATGCAAAATGTTCTCGTGATTTTTCACACTCAATCTTCTTACCGAACCATATATTTCATGATCCGTATGCTTTAATAGATAATCGACCATGTGACTTCCGTCTTGGCCAGTGACGCCTGTTACTATTATTTTTTTCATTGTTAGATTATAGAATTACACTGTGTTTTTTATATTTTTTAATACTATTTTTTTAATCCAATAATCAAGATAACATTCTTGCGACGTTGTGTTTTGAAATTGATCAAGTTTTTCCCGCAAAAATCGCTCGTTCACCTGTTGCCAGTCGTCCACAATTAAAATTGGTAAATGTTTATAAAAAGAAATGTTTATTGAATTTTCTACAACAGGAATTGATCCCATCAATAAAGTTTCCCAAAGTCTATGACAATCTATTCCATTTCCATTTGGAGATAAAACATAATGGCTAGATTTTAAGTCAATTAGATATTCCTTGAATATTTTTCGTTGTGAAAAGCGTGCGAAATCTTGATTCATAAATTGATTATAAAGTTGAGATCTGCTATATTGACTTGTTGAGCTGTCGAAATTGCAATAAAGTAAATTTGTTTTTTTAGTATGCAACGATTCAACTTTTTTAAAAACAGATATATTTCCATGATCCCATCTTGCGTTTGCAATTCCAATTGGGATAGAAATTAATTTTGGGTGACATATGTCGATATTTTGAGCATACCATTTTGTCAAGTTTGAATAATTAAGTAATGTTATATGATTTTCATTTATTGAAAGGTCGCTATTATGAGTAATTAACTTAAATTTAAAACAAATATCTTTTGCAATATTGATAAAAAAATCATAAATTAAATCTGTTTTAACAAAGGCAACTTGATTGTGCTGTGTTATTTTATTTGCAGGGTCTTTTTGAAATTCATCGTATATCAAATGACATCTATTTCTCAAACCCATGCCGGTGAGGTATGGATACGAGCATTTTGTTGCTTGATTCATAAAATATATTCGTAGCCATATTGTGTGCAAAAGTCGAATAGCTCACTTTTGATTTCGGGGCTAACAAATTTATATTGATCTTTTTCGATTTGTTTTTTATGAAGAGGTTTTGAGTTGACTTTTTTTAGAGATGTAAAATCAATCGACTCAAGGTCTTCGTTTTTAGATGAAAGATAAGCTTGTACTTTTTCTAGATCTTTTTTAGATTCTATTTTAAAGTAGATTTCTGATTTATCTATGGCGATTTTATTCCAATATAAATAACATAATATTGCTCTCTCTACTGGGCTTCCCGAAACGATTTTATGTGTTATTTTTTTAATATACTTATTTCGTATATCAAGCGACCAACCGCATTCATTTTCATTAATGATTGATGGTAGCGCATCAAATGGATTACGAAGATGTGTTATTGTGTGCTGGAAAGAATATTTTACGCGCCATTCCCAGCCATCAATTCCGTATCTAGGTTCAATTAAATCATTGGGTTCGTGCTCAATATTGAATGCCCAGCTTGATAATGCACTTTTATTTATTGGTTCTATTTCGTGAGATGCCGGTATTCCTAGTTTTGAAAAAAGATGAGCTGCAAATCCGCTGCCACATCTGGGATGTCCAATAATTAGATATTTTAAAGATTTTTTCAATTAACTTGCGCTTTGAAGTGTTTTTCTATAATTTTCTCTGTCTCGAGTTTATTAAATGGGCGAGGCATGTGCGCATCAATTTTCGTTTCTTGAATTTGTTTGGTTTGATGCCAGGCTGTTCTGTCAATTCTACCTTTTGCAATACCTTGAAAACTGTTTCCCCTGTTGATTGTTTTTGGTTTTAGAGGTCTTAATCTTTCGGTGATTATGTCTTGATCAACGTACCACCATTTGTCAAAAGAGTCTGATTTTGATTGTTTGTATTTATTTAGTAATTCTTTAATTGATGTTTCTGTAATCAGTTGATTCCATAAATAATCTGGCGCAGAAATGTAGCATATTGGATAGTGTTTATAGTTTGTTAAATCTTCTCCGTATACAGTCCATTCATTGTCACTTGGTTTCCAGTAATTCGACAAAGGCATCATGTCTACATCCGAAGTCATAACCAAGCCGCTTGCGTGTTGCGCTCCAAACAACCTAGAAACCTGAACGACGGTCTCGTCTCGATATCCATCGATCGGGTCAAGTTTAATAATTTTATTTATAGAATTTGATTCCAGGCTTTTGTTGCCGAGATGAAAAGTGAGAGTCCTCCAGCTCAAGTTATTCCAAGCTTTTTGAACATATGGTAAATAAGATATATATTCTTGTTTATCATTTGTAGATAAAATGACAGTTTTATTCATTTTGGGTTGAATATAATTTTTGGTTGAACTTCATTGTTCTTGTTTGTCAATTGATATCCAAATTGAGATAAAAATTTTACATGCATATCTATTTCTTGTTCAATTGATATTTCTAGCATTTTATAGTGAAGCTCTATTTCTATGTTTGAGAATTTTGTTTTAGAAAAATTTATACCACTTAATACTTGGTTTTCATATCCTTCAACATCAAGAAAAAAATAATCAACACTTGAGACATTGAGTTTATCAAGTATAGACTGTAGGGGGGTTGCTGGAACTTTGATTTGATTCTTATACCTTACAATTTTGTGAGATATTACAGAGTTCATTGCAGAATGATCATTGCTTATATTAAATAATACATTCTCACCTTTAAATCCAAAAGGTACTAAGCACTTGTTGTATATATAAGTTCTTTCATTATTACGATTCTTTAAGCAATTCTTATACTCTTGTGGGTTTGCTTCGATTAATATACCGTGATAATTTTTATTATCAGCGAATTGTAATGATCTTGACTGAAAAATACCGTCATGCGCGCCGACTTCTATATATATTTTTTTGTCTACCATCTTTCTATGGGTCCCACTTGATTATCTGCAGTTATGCGCTCTCCTATAAAAGAGCCATATTTAAAGGGTTTGTGCTGAGGGAATTTTATTCCCGAGCCCCTCTTGAAGTCATCGTGTTCTAAAAATAAAAAAGAAATCTTGGAGTGTATGTTTTTTAGTCCGTATTGATCATTATGATATTCATCGCCTCTACAAAAGCTAATCAAGTCATCGTATATTATATTTAAATCGGCGTAATCTAAGCGCTTGCAACCCCACATGCCAGCCATAACTGGCCAATCATTATGGAATTGGTGGTCTCTCATGCAGTGAAATTGCGTGTCGCTTTTTTCCCATTGGATTACGGCTTGATATTCTTTATCTGAAACTCTTGAGTCACAATCACGACTAACGAAAATAGATACATCATTGCATATCATAGGCTTAAATCGCGCGAAAGACATAGAAAAATCTGCGTTTTCATTTGTTCGAATAATTTTTCCGCCGGCATTTTTTATTTTTTCTTGAATATCTTGGCTGACTGATGGGTGTGTATAAAACCAGCTTTCCCAGCCTGAGTAAAGTTCTCTGCCAATAGTTTTGGCGTTTTCGATAGCTCCAAATGTATAGTGCTTACAATCTCCCCAAAGTGAAAAGGATACTACTTTTTTCATTTTTGATATTTTGCCTGAATTTCGCGATCGTGTTTTTCGGATTCGCGCAATTTTGCTTGAGAAACTGAATCGGGTCTATACAGGAAGTCTCCCATGTATTTGTTTATTCGTTTTAATTTCATACCCATGGAGAACATTCTGAGCCAAGTGTCATAATCTGCAGATGAGAAATATTTCTCGTCAAATTTTCCAGCTTCAATTAGAGACAATCTTTTGACAAGAGGAAAGGGGCCGCAGGGATTAATCGTAAACATCAGTTTTTCTTCGGATTGAGAAGTTAATTTATCGATCAAATTTTTCCAATAATTTCCAATTGGTAGATTTGCGCCACCAATTTGAGATACAAAATTATGAGTTCCATAAAACAAATCAACTTCTGGAAATTTATTTATATATTCATGGTACGTTGATAGCGCATAAAAATCCAATCGATCATCTGTATTGAAATTCATTACATAAGGCGTTTTGGATTTATCTACCGCATAATTCCATGCACCATAAACCGACAAAAATCCGGGTTCGAAAATAGATACTGATATGTTATTTCGAAAAGTAAATTGTTTAATTTTTTCAAACGATCCGTCTGTTGAACCTGCGTCAACAAAGATCAAATCAAATGGTTCACAAATTTGAGAGTTGATATTTTCTAGATATCCATCAATCCATTGTATTGAATTGTATGTCGAGCAATAAACTGTAATTTTATTTGTGGAGAAAGTAGACATCTTTTCTGTCGTTTTGATATTTTTTGAATTCGCTGCAAACGGGTTGACCCATCATAAACTCACAGGGTTGAAGTTGCGATCTTAGAAGATATTGAAGTATCCACATGTCAGCATTAAACTGAGGGTTTTGCATGGACTCTCGTATATTGCAAAACTTATCATAAAACTTAAGCATGTTATTGTATGCGCCGCCGACCACACCCATGTTTATCAAATCCCAAGAGTCATAGTTGATCATAAATAAAACCAAATCTTCAAAGTTAAATTCTTGATGCGCTTTGAGGTATGGAAATTGATTGAGTTTGATGCTGTCTTTACATGCAAAATAATCTACGTTAGGATTTTGTTTAATTAATTTTATTGGATCTTTTACAACTGTTACATCTGATGCATCATTGTGAAAAACAACATCAAATTTATTTTCTTGTAAAAAGTCTCTAAAGCAAAAGAATCTATAATCATTGTTACTATATTCAAAATCACCGACTTTGATAAATTTTATTTTGTTGGTTGTATATTGTTGTACAAATTCTTCTGATAAATTGTCATGAAATACAAAGCCATTTAATTGTAGATTATTTACTGAATCGTACCATGGTTTGATGTAGTTTATTTCATTGTTTGATACGCGGCCGTCTGCATTGCGACCAACAACAGCATTATCCTTCGGGTCGTTTGGATGAACTTTTTTTGAGAAATAAGATGTTAGTAACGCAAGATTCATTTGAGCTTTAATATTGCATTTCTTGTTTCTTTTGTCATTGGCAAAGGTAGGGAGTTTTTCGCTATTTTAAAAAAGCCCCATTCGTCGTGCTCAATTGCATCAATGGCATCATTACTTGGAAAGATTAAGTCTTCGATTTGCATGGAATATAATGCAAAATATTTGTCGTCTTTTACCTCAAAGTCGCCGAGAAACTTTATTTCTTTGTTTGCGCGAACACCAGTCTCTTCAAAAAATTCTCTTCTTGCTGCATATTCAGTATGCTCTCCAGAATCAATCATGCCACACGGCATTGACCAGTGGCCTGAAAAGCTGTGGCAATTTTTGCTGCGCCGACCAAGTAATACAAGATCTCCAAACTGCGCGACAATTCCTGCCGCAATATATTCTTTAGTCGAGGAAATCATCTAAAACTTGCTTCTTTTGCCAATGTGGACAACCGTCATATTTCATACTAACAATTTCGTCACCATCTTCAAGCTCAAGTTCGTGCTTATTTTCTGGAAAGGCTGTTTTCTTAACGTTTCCGTCGGCATCTTTTAGGGCCCAATATTCTCGCGGCTTGCGAAATGGACAAATGAATGCCTTGATTGGCTCCCCATTATCGTCAAGTACAGGTTGTCCGCGAGACATTTTATATCCATCTTTACCGCAAGCAAGCGGACCTCCAAATGTACCATCTCTTGGATAGTCTTGTTTTGCCGCAAGATTGCTTTTCGCCGCTTCTTCGTCGAAGTTGTCGAGATACGATTGGAATTGTGTGAGTTGATGTTCAAAACCATCAAGCTCTTCCTTTGTAATTTTATCCATCTTCATTCTTCCCTTTCCTGTTTTGCCAAGCAGGTCGGTTTCCAGATCAAACCTTAAAAACAAAAATTCGCTTTGAGGATCAGTTTCAGGCATCAAATGTTTTATAGCTAAGCAGTATATTAAATTTTGTAAATTATCTGTTATTTCTTTTCCCTTGAACACAGATTTACTGCTTTTGAAATCGCGTATGATTACTGAATTGTCTTTGTATACGAATAGTTTGTCAATGTATCCGCGCACTGCATATTTTATTCCTTCTTCGGGGCGATCAATTTCAAGATCAAAAAAGCGTTCTGATTCAGCAATCGTAGGTTTTTCATTTTCGTCCCCAAAAAAATCACATCTCAATCCATTCACAATCATTTCGTCGATGAGTTCAAGATTCTCGGGATCATTTACCGCAAGCTCTTCTGCTTCTTTTTTGACTTGCGCGGCAACAACTTCTGACTTCCAGATTGTACCCTCTTTTACAATCTGATCAAACTCGTCGCGATGATGATCTCCAAGTAATTCAAATATGTTGTGGCAGATTGTTCCTCGGCTTGATCCATCATTTCCTGCGTCAGGTAATTTTAATTTATAATTGCACCAATAAGTCCAACTACATGTTTGCGCGGTTTTTATTCTACTTGCGGATAATTTTGTTATTTTACTCATTGATTATGATTTTTTTATTTTTTAATAAAGTTTTTGGTAATGCTTTGTATATTTCATTTATCTTTCCAAGAATCATTGTTTGTTGTTTTTTGACGTCAATTGATTCTAGTTTGTTTTTCCATTCATTAAAGTCATCAGCATTCATGTCGCCAAAATCTTTTTGTGTGGGTAAACATATTTTGATCTTTTCAGGATTATAATAATTTAATAATTTTAAATAGTTTTTTATACTTGCTTCTAACCCTCTATTGCGAGAAGATGTTTTATCGTTATTTAATCCAATAACAAGATGATCTACATTCAAAGATAGTGTTGCGCAAATTAGTTTGGTTGATATATCAAGTCCAAATGTGACAAGAACATTTTTAAAACCCTGTTCGTTTAAGTTGAGTAGGTCACCGATACTTTCCACAAATATAATTGTGCGAGTATCATTGATTGCGTCAACCGTCTGTGCGTTCGCGTAAAGGGGGTAAATCCAGCCTTTCTTTTTGCCAACATGTTTCCACTTGGGTCGACCATCTAAACTACTCATATCGCGTCCAGAGAAGCCATGAATTTGATTGTGTTCATTGTAGATTGGGAAAATAAATCTATTGTTCAGTTTTCCTGTTGTTGCATATCCACCTTTTAAAGATTTAAGGGTTTCTGTAGAGATTCCTTTGTCATTATAAAATTTGTAATGAGGTAACAACCTATCCAGGCAGGTTTCTGGGTATATTTCTTCCATTTCTAATTTTTCTGAGAATGTTAATTTGTTGTAATTTGCTCCAAGGTCATCCTCTTCGATAAAGTCTTTGACTTGGCTTTTGTCGTTTGTTCCAAGGGTAATTTCTACCAACCGCTTGAAGGGGGAAAATGAACTGTTCTGCACATGATCTTTCCAAACTCCTGTGTTTTTATATATCTGAATGGCAGTTTTATTGTCGCCATTTCTGAACATAGCATTTGTCTGCCAATAAGCTCCCCTGTCTGCCAATTTGTAACCAAGCCTAACAAGCGAATCTTTAATTTTTTCAGGAGTCATACTTATAAGTTTGGAACTTCGTCTCGCATATCTTCTAGTATTCCAACTCCTTCGGAGTCCATGTGCTCTACCATATCAACCAGATCTCCTCTTTCTTGAATGCTAAAGTTTTCCATGTGTAAATTGAGATAGTTTTTACGCTTGCTTCCGTCAGGCATTTCGACGGGTTGAAGGGCTCTGTGAACATCTTGACCAAGCCAGCGATATTTCAAACAAATCAATTTGTGAGTTCCAAAACCTTCAGGCTCTTCTTGGATTTCATCCATTGTTTTTTGTCGAAGTAAAAACAAGTGCGAGCAAAACTGAGTGATTTGGTCAGAGAGAGAAACAATGCTTTCATCATCCACTACATTGTCAGAACTTCGATTGTTTGTGATTCCGAGGCGATTACTTTGAACACTTGTAAGCATTGCTACTGTTGGCGAACCATTAAAGCATAATTCTTTCTGAATCAATTGTTTGAATTTGTCAACCATTCTACCAACCGTTTCCCAGCTGCTTGCACCATTTTGCCGTTCATATGTTGTTTTAATATAGTCAAAACTAAATATCATGGGTTTTCCTCGGCCAACTTCTGAGTAATAAAATCTTCTAATTATATTCAACATGCTATCAATACTATGACCAGCTACATTATAATAGTAAAATTTAAATTCTTTTACGCGACTCCATGTTGATCTAACCTTGTCAACAATCTCTTGACCAGCCTGTCTCCACCTTCCGGTCTCAAGGAGGTGCATTGGGACACCAGAAAGTGCAGAACATTGCCTGACAATTAATTCTTCTTTACTCATTTCTCCATTATCAAAATGTAGAATTGGAACATTATTATTTATTGAAGATACTTTTGTACAAAAGTCCATACAGAACTGTGTTTTACCAACACCTGCACGAGCAACAACAACCGTTATATTTCCTGGACGAAGAAGAGAGCCATATAGTTCATTGACTCTTTCGTGTGGACCCATAAGTCCGAATTGATCAACTGGATTATTACCTCTTTCTTCGATAAAGTCTTCCATATCATCAAATAAGTTTTCGGGCTTATTCGAGCCAATCTCATACAGATTTACTTTGTCATTGTATATTTTATCTGCCTCACTTACAATATCATCAAAGGTGGCGCTAGAGGCTAGGCTTTTCATGTTCTTTGCCACTTCAATAGATGAATCGTGTATTTCGCGGCGAACAGTTATCTTTTTTAATTCTTGCGCTGCTTTTAATACGCCATCTTTCGAGATTTGACGCATAGATAATGCCTTGATGTAATCAGCAATATTTATATTATCCTCAAAGGATATGTTGAGTGATTGCACTCGTTGAGATAATAAAACTTCATCCAGCGCATCTCCTGCTTCTAGGGCCTGCCTTAAGACGCAGAATATCGTTCTATTTACAATAGTGTTTTTATCAAAAAAATCATTTTGATCTATGAATGCAGCGACTAGAGGATAACTCTCTGGATGCTTTATTAGCCCTGCAATTAAATGTTGTTCGAGTTCGTAAGAATAAACCATTCCTACATCTTATCAGAAACCCGCTTAAAAGTCAAGGGGTTTCTTCGTCACCAAAATCTTTTGGGAAATTAAGCTCGATTTCTTGAGCCGAAACTTGCTCAAGGTATTGTTCGAGAGCTTTGCGCAAACCCATCTCTACAATTGGAGACGTGGCTTTTGTAATAACTGATGGCAAACCTTGCTGATTGACAAAAGAAAGAATGAATCCGCTATCTCCGTTTGTGGAGCCTGTGAATTCAAACAATTGATTAATCATATTTTCTGGCAACTGAAAGTTTCCCAAGTTTTCGGGATCAATAAAATCATCGTTCATATTATATATTACACCAACTACAAAATAACACCAAAACTTTCAAAAAGTTTTTCATTAACTTCATCTCCATCATAGATTTCTACAAGCTGTATGTCATTCAATTCGCAGAATTTTAATTTGTCCTGATCTCTCCTTAATTGATTTATGTAATTGATTTTATTTTTTCCATGAAAGAATGGAACATATTTGGTATGCTGTCTACCTTGGACTTCAATTGCCACTTTTTTATTAGCATTGTAGAAATCTAGGGATAGCCTAGTTCCTGCAACAGGAAATTCTTCAAACACAATGTGATTGCTCCAGTATTTTTTTAAGAATTGCTTTGCGCTGTACTGTATTTTACTGCGACTTTTACCATCCCAGTCAATCAAATATTTTTTTGCTTTTTTAACGGTGCGGGTTGCACCCATTAAGGTTTTAAAGCGCATTGGTTAGCTTTTTGAAATCCTCGTAAAGAAAGTTTGAAAGTTTTTCGTTTCCCTCTAGGAAGTCAATGAGCCTCTGTTCTCCTTGAAATTTTTCATTAATCTCTAATTTTTTATCCGATAGTTCTTTTATTAAATCTTCAGATACAGATATCCAGGCACCTTTCTTTTCAATAAGATTAAATAGGTAAAGCATGTCAAGTATTTCCCTTGCCCTCCACACAGACTTTCCGTTTTTTTGTCCGTACTTAATTGGGTACCTTGCTGTTGATCCAGTTTTTTCGTTAACTGTTTTACGAAATTTAATTTTACAATAATGCCCAATTGGCTCTCCCTTTTCGTCAAGCTTGGTTGCGGTTGGGTTTTTAAAAATTAAATCTGAATTATACCGCTCTTCAAATTCAAGAATGAAATTGGCGTAATGCTTGATTGCGTTTCCACCTGCTTGTTTTACTTTTGGTCCACCTCTAGCGGCATATGGATTAGTAGCAACCTCGACCCGTACTTGGCTTGTAAGGATCATTGTGTGCCCCATTTTTGTAATAGGTAGTACCATTTTCTTCAAGAAGACCGAAGTAATTAAAGCTCCACCTGCAACCTGCTCAGATTCAGCAAACGGTTTGTCTATATCTCCAACTCTGCATAGCGCGTCAACACTGTCGACTATAAACATATATCTTTTATCGTCTTCATTTTGAAAAACAAGTTCACGAATCAATTCAAACACTTTTTCGAAAATATTACAATCAAAGCAAAAGAACTTTTCGGGGTCAGTGTCAATTCCTGACCGCTCAATCATTTCTGGACTAAAACGACCCTCGCTTTTAATGTAAATAATCATACCTTTTTTTCCAAAATGTTTTTGGAAATTTCTAGCGAACGCCATAGCGCAACTCGTTTTACCCCCTTCATTAATTCCTGTAAATCGGTGCGCTCCACTTGGTAGTCCACCTCCAAGTGCAATATCCAAATTCAAGCTTCCACTTGGGATCTTATAATCTTCACTTTCGTGAAAATTGTAATGGTATTTTTTGTTGTCTTTGTCGGACAAAAACTTTGCGATCTGATCTGTTGTTTGTATTTCTTTAGTTTTGCTCATCTATAAATTGTCGTATTGTTTTAGGTTTTTTCGAAAAGATTTTATCTTCTCCTGTTTTTTCTCCCAGAGGTATCTCTATCTTGGGTGGAATTTTATAATTGAATTCTCGGTATTTCTTTTTGATTCGTTCTAGACCAAATCCTGATCGTAACATAGCAAGAGAAGCAACCTTGTCGATTGTCATACGCTGCCAAAATTCTATGTTCGGAAACATGTCAAGTAGGTCGTTAAGCAACTTCATTTCGCGCGCCCAAAACATACGCTTTTGCTTGTCTGGTTCGACAACTAGTTTTTTGATTAAATCTCGTTTGTTGAGTTTTTTCACTCAACCAGCTTAACCTATTTTGTTATTAATGTCAAGCAGAAAACAAATAATTAGGGCGATGTTTTCGATAATCCCTGTTGCTCATTCTTGAATCAATTATAGATGTTATTTTTTTATTGTATGTTGCTTCAAGTTGTTGTTTGTCACGATCAGGACACTCTTTGTCAATTTGACCGCTTAATGTAATAAATTTACTTATTTGATCTTGTGTATAATCATCTTCCTTTTGAAATATATGTTTTCCACTAATAGAAGAAGGTATTATTAATTCAAAGTGTTTATTATTAATAGAATGTATTTGTACTGCGAAAAGTTTTTGATTCTTGATGCTAAGATTTTCTTCAAGCAGTTCATTCTTTTGGTCAATGAGTTGTGTGATTTTGTTTTTAAGTTCTGGGTTTGGATCTGGAATTGGAGTGTTGCGAAACTCTTCATTTTCAGCTTCAAGTTTTGCAACAAGTGATTCAAGGTCAGAGTTTGCATTTAGCAATTCAGCTTTTTCAGATTCTAGTTCAGCAGTTTGAGATTCTAAGTTTGCGGTTGAGGACTCAAGGTTTTCGCGGCGAGAATCAAGATCTTTATTTGTTGCTTCGAGCGCTTGTATCTGATATTTTAATTTCTCGAATTGTTTTATGTTTATGCATATTTCAGATTTTAGCTCTTCTATTTTTTCTTTATTTTCTTTATGATTGCCGAGAACTTGTTTAATTTCGCGCGCGCTTTTTATTGTTTCGTCGGCTTTGCTGAGTATTTTATTTTTTTGTATTTTTATTTCTTGTATTTCATCTTCTGCAATTTGTTTTTGACTTATCAACTGTTCAAGTTCTGCAGTGATGGAACTTGTGTCTTCTTGTTCAAGTAATTGTTTTTGTGCTTCTAATTTTAGTTTACGTAATGTTTCTTTACTGTCTGAAATTTCTTGTTGATATTTTTTGATTTGATTTTCATTCAGCTCGATCATCTTCCTCTCTTGCTCAATATCTTTTTTACGTTCTTCAAGATCAAGCTCTTCTTGATTGATAGCTTTGCTTTGAAGTTCCATCTCTGCAATCTTTTCGAAAACAATTGATTCATCTTGCATTGCTTTAGGGAATCTTTTGCTCAAGCTGATGTGTGCGGCAAGAACCAAAAGTACTGCCAGTGGGTCAAAAACAAAAATCAATATAATTATTACCATTCTTACAGCCTTACCCGTATCAAATTCCATACCTGTAAAGTCTGCAATCAATTCGGCAACATATTTGACTGGTCCAACTTCTGCTTCCAATTGGCGCGATCCATCATCAAGATCGAATTTTTGTCGTTCCAATTCATCTATTCTGTCAAGTGCAGTAGCAATGTTTTTATTTAATTGTTCTATTTTTTGTTCTACGTTCTCTGGTTTTTCGAATCCTATGTTTTGGTATTCTTGTATACGTTTTCGGATGCCTGATATAAGTGTTGATGTTTCGTTTCTGTATTTTGATATGCGGTCCTCGATATCCTTTTTCTTTGCAGCAAGCTCTTCGCGCTCTAACGCTTGTTCGGCAACTTTGTTTTCTACGTCTTTCTTTTTGTTTGAGAATAATCCACCAGGTTTGTTTTGTACCGCGTTGAATTCTTCATTGAGTTGATTGATTCTATCTTGAATTGGCGCAAGCATTTTACTATCTAGAGAGATGTCTTTTTCAAGCTGAGCTGTGAGTTGATCTATTTTCTTTTGCTCGAGATCTATATTCTCTGTGCTTTTATCGCTACGATTTTTATTTTTATCTTCGTTTTGTTGGATTAATTCTTTTTGTCGAGCGATGTATTCTTGCTCGCGATTGATTTTTGTTTCTACTTGGGAAACAAGAGCCGATGCTTTTTCGGCGTTTTGTTCGTGCTCAATATGAGACTTACTCAAGAAGCCAAATATTCCCATGCTTGTAATTCCCATTAAAACAAGAATTGCAGAAAAAAGATATATCTTTAAAGTGGTCGGCGCACTTTTCCAGTTTTTGTGCAACCATATTGCAGCAACAATCTTACCAATTTCGAGCGCAGCGCCCATGGCTATAACAGCTTCAATTGATCCAGGAAAAATTGTGGCAAGCCCAATGATGCTAAAATATGCGGCAATAACAGAAATGCTAAGCGCAGATACTAATGTGAGTACAGCAAAGATCATTATTTTATGAGTTAGAGTTAGGTGGTTGTTTTTTGTTGACGGGATCTACTGTTGAAATGTCTTCTCGGTTTGAGTTTGCATAATAACCTCGATTATCATTTGGGTAGTATCCTCTTTCTCCTTTTTGCGCACTCGGCTCAATTTCTTGTTGAGATGGATAATCGTGCGGTTTGGGAGAATCATCTCGATTATCATTACTGTATCTAAAGTTTGGGTCTTGTGTGTGCTCGCTCATGGTAATTGTATTACACTTTTATTGTTCAAAAATTTCTGACATCTTCACTGTAATCGTTTGGCCGTTATCAAGATCAATAATTGCGAAAATAGCTCCATCATCTGGTCCGCCAATTTCTTCATACTCATTCACAATGGTACCTTTAATTTCTCCGTGTTCTGTCATGACTAGACATTTTCTGTGTTTTTCGTTAGGCATAATATATTTATATACACATACAGTTAAAATGTGAAAGTCCAAAGTTAACTTTTAACTTTTGTTAGACTTTACTTTAACTTTTGTGTACCATAATGAATGAGCAAAAGAAAATACGTCAAGCGCTCTGATTATTGGCAGAAATTCAACAAAAGTGAACCTCAAGATTTGAGAGACTTTGTTGATTCTTCAATGGTTGGGCCGTCATCGGCGGGCGAGCCTTATTATATCGAGTCCCAGGCCGCTTATGGTCGAACGAAATCTGGATCAGAGGAATTTGTTTCGAGACGCAATGCAGCGCATAAATCTGATAAAAAACACAGATTTTCTAATATTTCTAGCGGAATGTTACCATATGTATATGGAAGTGATGGAGTAAACGTTCGTGATACTATCGAGCTTTGCCAAAAAGCATACGCAAATATTTCAGTATTCAGAAATGCAATTGATGTGATGTCAGAGTTTGCAAACTCTAATATATATCTTGAGGGTGGAACTCAGAACTCAAGAGACTTTGTTTATAAATGGTTTGAGAGAATTAACCTCTGGAACCTTAAAGATCAATATTTTCGTGAATATTATAGAAGTGGAAATATTTTCATGTATCGTGTTGATGGACAGTTTTCTCAATCTGACTTTGATAAACTTTCAAAAGTTTATGGTTCAACTCTTGCTCTCAAGCCAGGAAAGCTTCCTGTAAAATACATTTTATTGAATCCTTATGATGTGGTTGCCACAAAGGGATCTTCTTTTGAAACCGGTTTGTACGAGAAAATCTTGAGCGAATATGATATCGAAAGACTAAAGAATCCAAAAACCGAGTACGATCAACAAGTATACGAGGCGTTGGATAATGATATAAAAGAAAAAATCCAAACAGGAAAATACAATAGCGATGGAATTCGCATTAAACTAGATCCAGGACATCTTGTATATTCATTTTATAAAAAACAAGACTACGAACCATTTGCTATTCCATTTGGATACCCCGTTCTTGACGATATCAATTTTAAATTAGAATTAAAACAAATTGACCAAGCTATATGCCGTACAATTGAGAATGTTATATTATTGATCACGATGGGCGCCGAGCCAGATAAGGGAGGTATTAATCCAAGAAACATGGAGGCAATGCAAAACCTTTTTAAGAATGAAAGTGTTGGTCGCGTACTTGTTAGTGATTATACAACTAAAGCTCAGTTTGTTATTCCTGATATTGGTAAAGTTGTTGGGCCTTCCAAGTACGAGGTAATCAATAACGATATTAAAGAAGGTTTGCAGAATGTTATTGTTGGTGACGAGCGTTATAGTAACACGCAAGTTAAAGCAAAGATCTTTTTAGAGCGCCTTGAGGAATCTCGCAATGCATTTATACATGACTTTTTGCAGCCTCAGGTTAAGATGATTTGTCAAAACCTTGGGTTCAGAAAGTATCCAACCGTAAAATTTGAGCAGACTGATATTAAAGACGAAGTGCAACTTCAAAGAGTTGCTACTCGACTAATGGAACTTGGAATCATTACTCCTGAACAAGGTATGGATGTACTAGAAAAAGGTTCATACCCTAAGCCTGCAGACATGCAACCTGCTCAAGAAAAATATATTGAGCAACGCAAGGAAGGAATGTATAACCCTATTGTTGGTGGAGTTCCCATGATCGCACCAGAAACTAGCGACGAGGAAGAAGTTCAACAAGTCAAGCGAGAAGTCGGTAGACCTGTGGGCACATCTGGCGTTCCTCAAGAAAAGCAATCCTCTGCGAAAGAATTATTTTCACGCAAAAACCTTCAACAAATTATATATGCTACAGAAGAGTTGAGAAACGAAGGTTATAAACAAATGCGCAAGAAACTCAAAAAAACAAAATTAAAAAAAGCTGAAAAATCAATGATTGATGAGTTGTGCGAATCGGTGGTACTCGCATCTTCTGAATCTGATTGGCCTGAAAAATTAATAAATTGCATAAACGATCCAGATTGTATTGAGCAACTGAACGCAATGAATGAAATTCAAAATTTATCGCTTGATCACGATTTGGATTTATATTCTGCAGCGCTTTTGTTTCACAGTAACAGAAAGGGATAATCGATGGGCGCGTTCGAAACTTTCGTTAATGCCAATTTAGGCATAAGAAAGCCTCTGATTACAGACGCGGGTCCTCCGTCTGGAAGCTCGAAAGCTGCGGGTATTGTAGGTTCTCACTATATCGATTCTGAAACGAATGATATTTATGAAAAAACTGGAGAAAACAATACTACTGACTGGGTAAAAATTCGCAGACTTGGTGAAACTTTAAGTGACGCAATTAATGCTCAAAGAACCTTTTCTGCATCATTGGATATTCCAACTGGCGTGGATACATTATCCTATAATTATTCTGACATTGGTGATACAACAAGCTATCCTACGGCTCCACAAGTGAATGTATCGATGAGGGTAGATGAAAACTCAGAGTTCTTTTACAGTTATTCAACTTTTAATGTTTCAACAACAGGATTTAGTGTGGCATTTTCAGATAGAGTTTTGGAAACAGGAAATTTTCTAGATATTTCAATTCATCGCGATTAATTTGTGTAAACTAAGTGAAGCATGAATATATTGTTAACTGCTAATTTTGATAAAGGATTATTTTGTAACGGACTTCAGCAGAATATTGTATTTCTGGCTGAATTGATAAAAGACTTGGGTCACACTCCTTTCATTGCGATGGGGCATGATCTTGACAAATGTATTGATCCTCCGGCTGATATTATACTTATTGACCATAAGGAGATATTAGATTTACCAAAAATCGATTATATCTTACAAACAGGATGGGTTGTTGGTAAAAACATGATAGATTTTTTGAAAGAAAAAAACCCCACTTGCAAAAACATACATGTTCATTATGGAAATCGATTGCTTGCAGATGTAGAGCAATGCAAGTGGGACAATAAATGCGTGAGTCCTTATAGAGTAGACGAGGTATGGGTTTCTCCTCATTACGAGTTTTCTTTTTCTTATTTTAAAACATATTATAAAACACAAAAAGTTTTTGAATTACCATACATTTGGAGTCCCAAGTATGCAAAAATGCATAACGACATTTGGAAGAAAGCGGGTCACGATTGTCAGTATGTTCCAGGGGTAGACAAAACAATTGCTATCCTTGAGCCAAATTTAAACATGACAAAAAATTGTATTCCTTCTATTTTTATAGTAGAGGAATTGATGAATCAATATGGTGAACTATTTAAAGAGTTGATTGTTTATTGCTCTGCGAAGGTTAGAGACAAAAACTATTTTAAAACTTTAATGTGGGCTCTTGATATAACCAAGAAAGGTAAAATTACTTTTGCTGACAGAAAAAAGTTTTCCACGATATTTTCAAAAGAAGCTAATGTTGTTGTGAGTCATCAATTGTTGAATGCATTAAATTATACATATCTTGAGGCTTTATATTTTAACATTCCTCTAGTTCACAATTCTGAATATATAAAAGATGCTGGTTATTATTATCCGGATTATGATACGATTTTAGGAGCTAAAGCTCTGAATGAGGCATTAACTTTTCACGATAAAAATCTAGATGATTATAAACGACGCGCGAGTCGTGTAATAAATAGATACTCGCCAACCAACCCCCTTGTAATAGAGAAATATAAAAAATTATTTGTATGAAAATTGGAATAACACTAGATATGTCGAT